CTTCGATTAGGGTGCCGTTCGCGCGGAGGTTGCCGATTAACTTGTCGAGGATCGCGTTGTAGTCATCTGCGCTCTGCGTCGATGTCGTGTGCCACTGGACGTTCGCGAATTGCAACTCGTGGAGTTTCACGATCAAGGCTTCGGCCGCCGCGGCGGCTTGGTCTTCCGTCAAGGTCACCGTGGCGAACGTCTTCGCGACGTCCTCGATCGGCGCCGCCCGGAACTTGTCGATCTCCATCTGCCAGAGGCCCTGTGCGTTCAGGACGTCGGAGTACATCTTGGCGTAGGCTTTCGCCGTCTCATCGGCCGATTTCTTCGCCGCCGCCGCGGCGTCCTCGTGCGCCTTCGCCAGCTTCTGTCCGACCTGTTTGTCAAGTTCGACCGCGACCTTGTGCGCCTCCCCCATCGAGAGCGCCGTCGACTTGAACGCGGGCACGTTCTTCCACGCCGCCGCCTCGAGACCCGCCAACATCTCGCGCGTCTCGTTGCCGTCGTCCGTGAAATTCCTGACGCTCTGGCCGAGCGTGACGGTCGTCTGCGACAACCCCAACATCCCGACGCGCTGCGTCTCCAACGCTTCCGCGGTGAACTCGATCAGCGCCGCCGTCATCGCCTTGACTTGAATCTTGCCGCGCTCCCACGCCTTGTCGAATTGGTCGGCGCGGTCGATCAGGTTCTCCGACATGATCGGGCCGGTCTTCTCGACCTGCGCGACGAGGGCGCCCATGTCGGCTGTCACGGCCTTGAGGTATTGCGACCCGTTGCGGCCGAACAACTCCATCATGATCGCGGAGCGCTCCATCGGATTCGGGATGCGCGACACCGCCTCCCCGATCGCGATGAACGCTTGGTCCGGCTTCATCGCGATCAAATGGTCGACGTTCAGGCCCAATGTTCGGATCGCGTTCGCGGCGCCCGTGTCTCCGCCGACGAGTCGTTTCGAGAGTTGCGCGATGCCGTTGGCGAGATCGTCGACCGTGACGCCGCTGCCGGCCATGACGTAGTTCAATGCCTGGAGGCGTGAGGTCGAGATGCCGGTCTGTGTGGAGAGGTCGCCGATGTCATCGGCGAACTTCAGGACCTCGCGCCCGAAGGCGATGATCGCCGTCGCCGTGAACGCGCCCGTCAACGTCTTCCCGAAGGACAGCATGGATTGCTCCAGCTGGTCCGTCGTCGATTTGCTCTTCTTCGCGTTCGTCTCGAAATCAGCCGTGTCCAGCTTCAGGAGCGCGCGGAGGATGCCGACGATGATGTCGTCAGCCACGGCGCGACACCTTCCGCAACGGGATGCCCATTTGGGCGGAGAGGATGTGCATCACGGCCAATTGCTGATCCTTCGTGGGGGCTCGCGCCGCCCGTTTCGCCCGGAGTAACGACTCCAACGGCGGGACTTTCTTCTGTCGGTGCAACATTTCGACATGCCACGCCAGGACCATGTCGCGATCGAACTCGTCTTGCCGCCGTAACTTCGCCGCCTCGAATTCCCGCGCTAACTCCCGCGGCGAGAAATCCCAGAACTCGTCTCGGCCCACGCCGCACCGCCGCGCCTGGATGTACAGGTCGCGCCAGTTCGTCAGTGCGCGTGAGCCGCGGGAGGGTTTCCCGCGTCGGCATCGGCTCCGTTCGTCTTCGCCGCCGTCGTATCAATCGCCTGCCGCCCGAGCGCCGCGAGGAGTTGATAGAACACCATCGGCCCGCCTGCCGCGTCGATCCATTCGCCGACGGCCTCCTCCGTGGGGAAGTCCTTGTGGTGATGTTTCTGGAGGAGGACCCACGTCAGATACCGCATGGCGCGGAAGTTCAGGCGCCCCGCTTCCGCGAGGAGCACGCCGACATCCTTGCCGGTCTTGTCTTCAATCGCGCACGCCGCATTCATCGACAACTTCAGGACGAAGGTCCGCCCGTTGACCGGGATCGAGACTTCGCCCGCTTCAGGATTCGCTAACATCGACCACCGCCTTAGGGCAGATTCGCGGAGTAGTCCTGGAGCGGCGTCACTTCGACCATGAGCGGCACCAGGGCATCCTCGCCAATTTCGCCGATCTGACATTTCGTCAGGCACCCGCGGAACGGCAGCTCCGTCCCCGGACTGCCATCAAAGAAAATCAGTTTCATGTTCCGCTCTTCGCGTCCGCGCCACATCGCGAAGAGCCCGCCGTTCTGGAAGACACCCGATCCCCCGCCCGCGTTGCTCTGACTCTCGTGATTCGGGTGATAAATCATCTCGATCGAAAACGCGCCCGAATCGCGGAGGCCCGCTTTCTTCTCGCGATGCGCTTCGGGTGATCGGAGATGCGTCTTATCGAGCACTGCCGTGTTCATATCCCCGGGCGTGATCCGTTTCACGAACGGCACCGCCTCGAATGTTTCGGGGCTGGCCCCGTTGCCGATCAACCACTGCGTGCCGTAGCCGTGGATGCCTTCGGCTGGATAGAAGGTGTTTGTAAGGTTGGACATTGTCGATACTCCTCAAGCCGAGACTCGCGCCCACTGCACGTCGTAATCCTGCTGAATCCGCACCACGCGGACGACGTCGCCTTCGAAGACTTCCCGCCGGTTAATCTGACGCGCGATCCGCACATGGAACAGCGCCGGACTTCCGCCGAGTGTGCCCGTCCATCCCGAGAGCGCGATCGGCGCCGGGACCGGCGCTCCCCACACACCGTTAATCGCGTCCGCGAGATCGCACGCCTGCCCATAGGGATCGCTCGCCGATTCGGAGGCGAAGGCGTCGATCTGGACGCGCGTGTCGACGGTGGACACTTCGCCGCGCAAGTGATAGTCGCGAACTTCGGAAATCGTCTGCGCGCGGACGCACGGCATCACGGAGTTTTGCCGCACGATCACCGCATAGACCCGATCACCCACGAGCGCCACGACCTCCGGGATCGCCAGGATCCGATCGATGACGGCCTGCGTGATCGTCACGACTGCCCTTTCGGCGCGCGCTTCTTAATCGACGCCCAGAGCAAGGTCTTCAAGATGCCCAATGCATCCCACACGCCGTGATCGAACGCCGGACGCAGCCACGCGTGCGCCGCCTGCTTGACCGTGCCGAACTCGAGGAACGTGCCCCAGAACACGTAATCCGGCCGCTTCTCCGGGCCGAGTGCGACGATCAGCTCGTCGCCCCGCGAGACGTTTTGCGTCCCGAGGTTGTCTTTCAAGTGCGGTCCAGCCGTCGGTCCCATCGGGAGAAAGCCTTGCGCCTCGCGCAGAATCGGAATCGCCGCGCCCTTCAGCGCGTCAATCGATTCCCGCCGCTGTATACGCGGCGACAAGCGTTCCAATGCCTCCGCGAGCTCCTTGCCGCCCTCAAAGTGCAGCGACATTTTCATCAGCCGATCCTCGCCGCGGTCGTGAACTGAATCGACGACCGCACGCCAATCACGAGCGCCGTTTCGATATCGTAGGTCCGGCCCTGATACCGCAGCCGCCGGACCTTCGCGACGTCGACGCTGTACGGATCGAGGTCGGACCGATACGGGCCGGTCCAGATCGTTTTGATGGGCGCGACCGTCTGATCCGCGCGCATCGTCTCCACACCCCCGACGTCGACCCGGTCGCACCAATACGGATCGACGAGCGTCGTCCACTGCTGCGTGGGGAAATTCGACGGGGGCGTCGAATCGACCGCCTGATCGACCGCGACCGGATGATCGCGGCGCCCCGCGGCGATCGCCTGATAGCGGTCAGTGCGTGGCATGGCTCACTACTCCCGCCGTCATGCGCCGCACCGCGGACGCGACGTCCTCGACCGTGATGCGCGCCATCGCGTCGCGACAATGCGAGCAGGGGATGTACCGCCCGCACGGCGTCTTCGGGCCGGTATCCGCCAGATTGAGGTGCCCGTCGTAGCCCGTCACCGTGACACTCGCGCAACCGCCGAAGATGACGACCGCCGGACGCCAGAGCGCCGCCGCCGCATGATGGAGTCCGCCCTCCGTCGTCACAACCCCGTCGGCGCACTCAAGCAGCGCGCACGCATCCCGGAAGGAGGCGGAGGCAATGTGCCGCGCGCCCGGGAGTGGCGTCGAATCCGCGTGCAGGAATTGAACGAACTGGATCTCCGTGCAAGTCCGGACCAATGCCTCCCACCGGTCCCAGATCCACGCCTTGTTGCGATTGCTATCCGCGGACAGACACGGCTCAATCACGACGAACGTCCCCAACTTCTCGCGAAGGCGATCCGCGGCATCGCGCTCGTGCTCCGTGAGGTAAATGCGCCCGCGGTGGTCGTTCGCTTTCCAGCCGGTGAAGCGCCAGCCCGTTGCATGCGTGAACGGATAGTGCAGATACGGCCGCGCGCCTGGACCGTTCGTAATCTTCGTCACCGGCTCGCCCCGTCGGACCGCGACGGGCATCGCGAGGATCGGGTTGCCGTTCCACAGCGGATGCCAGCGCGTGCGGCCTTCCGCGTCGCAGATCGCGACACGTTGCACCGGGTTGGATTCATACGCCCGCTGCGCGTGTCCGGAGGCGAGGATCTCGTCACCTAATCCGATCACACACCTCCATTCACGCGCGGGAAGGTCAAGAAATAATCGCCCGCCTGTTCCCAATGGAGCGTTGCGCCTTCTTTCTGGAGGCGTCGGACTGCGCCCGTCTCCGGGAGCCCGAACCGTTGCGCGAGCCCCGGCTTCTGCTCGACGATGACCGCGGGCCGCTCCCGGCGAATCGTTTCGAGCCCGCCCTCGATCACGAACCGCTCATAGCCTTCCGTGTCGATCTTCAGAAAGTCGACGTCATGCAGATCGAACCAATCCAAGGGCCGGACGTCGACACGCACCTTGGCACTCGCGAGGTCGACGCGCTCCTGCTCGCCAATCACGCGGACGCAACCGGACCAGCCCGCGCGCTCGAGCGCGAGGTCGACTTCGCCGTCTTCGGCGCCCAAGGCGAACGCCCAGAGTTCGATCATCTGTCCGCCCTTGCCGCGCCAGCGGTACACGCCGCGCGCGAAATCGTCCGGTGTTGTGACCTCGACCGGATCGGTCAGCATCAAGGGCAGGTTCGCGAGCCAACACTCGCGATTCGTCGGCATCGGTTCGAAGCACACGACGCGCTGAAAGACTTTCGCGAGCGTCATCGCCCAGAGGCCGACGTGCGAGCCGACGTCTACCGCCGTCCGCCACTGCCGGATCCCCGGCTTCGCGCGCATCCACTTCTCGTGTTGATACGCGCCGCGCCCGTCGACGTCTGACACCTTGCCGAAGTACTCCACCATGTGCGCGTCGCCATCCGGGAGCCAGACCTTATGGGACCGCATCATCGGAGCACCTTGACCCCGTAGCCAGCCACGCGCGCAATCGCGGCCCATTCATCGGTGAAGTGTCCGACGTAGCCGCAGACGTCCGGGATGCCCAACGTGTAATGACAGATGGCCGGATCGGTCTGCACGGGATTCACGCCGACGAGGTAATTCCATTCGGGCGGCAGCGCCCCGATCTCCGCATCCTCCAGCCACCGGAATCCGTGGAGTTCGAGCCCAGTCCACGCGTTGCAGACCTCCACCGTCAAGCGCGCATTGGCGGGGTGCCCGCAATTCCAGAGGATGACGCTTGACCAATTCTTCCGCGGGTAGGGGATCTGCATATGCTCCCCGCCCTTCTTCACGCCTTCATCCTCGAGGGTCGGATGCTGGACGACTTGGACGGCATACTGCGGATCCGCGAGCGCGAATAACTCGCCGATGTCGCGGCGGACGAGTACGTCGCCATCCATGAATACCGCCCATCCCTGATAGCCGCACAGATACGGGATGAAGAACCGCGCGAGGGCGTGGTCGGTCGACATGGGCGCGCGCGAGATGACATCCCACAACCGCCCGTCAATCTCCTGCGTGGGACGGTGATAGTCGCGGAGGAGCGATAAGCGGCCGATACGCTCGACACTGACGCGATCGGCCGCACGCGTACGAATCGACCACTCCGCCACGACGGACGCGCGCATCTCGCGCGGGTCGAAACCGACGAACACGCGGCGGGCTACTCCTGGAGCTTCGCCCATGCGTACCCCCGCGCGATTTCATCGAACGTGAATTGCCGCTCCGCCAGATTCCAGAAGAATGGCTCACGGTCGTCCGGGTAGACCGGCGTCTCGATCTGCGCGAGGTCCGGACACCCCATCCGATACGCCGCCGCCCACGGCGCCGTGACGAA